ATGCTGTCGATTAAAAGTTTTTTAGTAGAAAAAGTGCTTGATGCAACGGTTTGATAATTGACCGTAGTACTGGTTCTTGTAAACTGCATTGCTAATCTTTCAGGAAATACTGTGCAATCTACTATACTAGGGGGGCTGCCCTCTTCGTTAAGTTTAGTTGTATTATTATTTGCAACAAAATATTCTTCTAATTTTGAAAATGTTTTTGCATAATTTGCGCGATCAAATTTTATATAAATAACAGTTTGCCCTACGCTAAGCGCATTAACAGCATCATTTGTTTCGCTAGTAACTAAAGTAGCGTCTTTATAATCAAATTTATGAAAATTGCTAGTAATTCTTCCTGTTAGTTGCCCCTTAACAACGTCAGGTGCTTCGTTTTCAATAGCTAAAATAGGTATTTTTGAAGACTCATTAAAAGTAACATTGCCTGCAGCTAAATGATTATGCCTTCTTGGTATTAAAAAAGTATCTTCAGTTAACTTATTTCTATCAGTAGATTTAAACTGTAAATAAACATTAGGCGTTTCACCACCGCTAGAAACATCGTTATAAGTATTATAAGCAGTGAGATTATTAAAATCAGCAGAAGTATCTTTAACAAAATATCTATAATATTTAGCCCAAGATGGCGGGTTAGACTTTATACATGCCCCTAAAGATATAAGATTAGTATATGTAAAATCTGTTTTTATTGACGAGCCTTCTGACGTGTCACCTGGTTTAGCTTTATCAACAAGCAATCCACCCTGCCTTCCAAATTTGTCTATATAAACAACCCCTATTTCATAATCTCTATTTGTTTTTACAGATTTACCAGCCGATCTACTAGGTATTTGCTCTATAAAAGGCTGTATTTTTACCGGCCCTTGCATTCCATTTGTGTCTAGCTCCTCTTGATTATATTTTGATACATAATTACCATACATTATTCTATTAGCAGTAGTTTCTTGAGCTTTTGCAAACCTGGGTACGCTGTCAAAATGTCTATTTAATTGAGAAGCAGGGAGAGCGGTTCCAATTGATCTTCTAGATATTGTAATATTATTAAGGTAATTCTTACCCCTTTGCTCTAACGCAATATTTAATGTTTTTAGAATATAAATAGTAGACGAAATAGATTCAGTATACAAAATATCTATAGCAACCACATCGGGCCCACCTATAGGCAATTGACTAATTATAATTTTTTCAGTATCGTTAGTCATGAACACATTAAAACCGTTCTCATATTTTTCTTGATCACTAAGTTCTGTTTCGGGTATAAATAAAACTTCAGTAAAAGGAGCGTAAGGAGAGTATTCACCATCGTCGTATTTCCACCTATAGCTTAGATACGGAAAAATTTTTTCAAATGGTAATTTTTTTTCTGCCATTATTTATATTTTAAATAATTAATAGTAAAAACCTGGTGGCTGATAGTTGCTATAATCATTAGGACTTTCGTCATAATAAAAGTTATCGTTATATTTACCATCTTGTTTTATTATAATTTCTTTTTTTATTGATGCATCTTCTTTATGGGTTATAGTTAATTTGGCTTCTGCACTATCTAATGAGTTTAAAGGGTAGCCTCTTACTAATAATTTATCAACCCCTCCTGATGTTTCCCTAACTATATATGGCGATCCATAAGCGCCTTTCCAAGTGCTAACTTTCCAGCTCCAAGTATTTGCATCCGGCGTTGTCTGTACGGATATGTTAGCAATATTTCCGCGTGCCCCTCTTAAGCCTTTGTTGTCGAAAGTTATAAAAGAGGGCGTGGCTTTTAAGGTTTTTGGAGTATTTGATTGAACTATAGGTACAGCCCTGACTGGGCTTATTGTTTCAACCCCATTGCTATTTATTGCAAATGCTGAAAAATAATAAGTGTAATCTGTTTTAAAATTACTAAATTCTTCATGAAAATGCTGATTAGATGTACTGCTAGAAATAGTTCCTCCTACTTGCCCAGAAGGGGGCGATGTAGCAGCAGATTTTAAAACCTCTCCGGTACTAGGTTTTGCTAAACTGTTAGTTCCTTCTTTGCCAATCCAATAAAAACCTCTACTAGATATTGAAGATAAGCCAGTCGTAATTTTACCCCCAAAAGTAGGCGGATTCCCCTGTAATATATTTAATGTTTGAATCCCTGGAGTAGGTAAAGACGTAACAACAGACTCTGCGTTTGCAATTTTTTTACCTCTTTCCGCAAATACTTCTGAGCTTTCAACGCCATTCAATTCTGTTGTCACTACAGCTACAAAATAATAGTCTACATTAGAAAGATTAACATTAGCAGAAAAAGAATTACCTCCGGTTGCTGTAATCGAGTTTCTTCCCGTTGGGTCTTGCAACTCAGTTATTACTTGTGTGGCTGTTGGGTTTGAGGGAAAATGACTAGAATCTTTATAATAAAACTTTTTAGTCTTTATAGTATAAGTATTTTCCGTTGGCTTAGCCGTGCCCCTTAAGGTAAATCCAAAACCTTCTGAGGTTTTATATCCGTCTGTAGTTACTACTGGATTAGTACTTTGGGTTTGAGAAGCTGGTATAGTAGTAACTTCAAATTCCCCACCAAATTTTGTTTTGTTAAGATTAGCCTCAGTTTGCGTAGAAGGTATACAAAACGCCCTATAATAATATGTTGTTGGGGCAGTATCAGTACCAAGTGCAGGAAAGTTTGCAGAGTTTACAACTAGTTCGTAATCTTGAAAAGTAAGACCACCTACAGTCGAATGATTTCTTGCGGCAGTTAATGCCGCACCTGTTAAACTTAACTTTACAGTATTTGAATCGGCTATCCAATTTGCCATATCTATTTCTAAAGTGCTAAAAATAGATCTTGTAGGCCGCACTTTGCTTATATAAAATCCAACATCATTTGCAGCATTTCCAGTATTTACGCCTCCATCGCTACCAATTGCTCCTAAAAGCTTAAATGTATTGTTTCTTATTGAAGCCTTATCTACAGCCCGCAAGTCGTTATTATATGTATTTACGGTAGGAGCCCCTTCGTTCATAGAAATTGTAGAACTACCAAAAACAAACTTGTGCGCGAGTGGACCTGCAACAATTTCAGTTTCTTTATAAGTGCCATCACTTAATTGTATATAAGCGAATAAAGAATAAGCATTAATTCTGCTGCCTCCAAGTTGAATATATGAATTATCATCCAGTTCAGTATGCGCAGGGGGTGTTATTACAGCATTGTAATCTCCTGTAGCAGGATTATCAGCGCTGCTAGATGTTCCTGTAAAGGTAAAGAAACTTTGAGATTTTTTTGTATGTAATGATGGATTGTTTTTAATTTCTTCAGTTAAGCTAAAGCCATTAATACGTTCGGATGTAATAGCGTCGCCTACTGGCAAGGCCAAATAAACGCCTGATTCTTTTACAGTTTTTCCCGATGGTACATATTCTATTCTATAAGTTATATCAAAAGCAACAGGACCCTTAATAGCAAAGCTTGTTAAACTATAGTCACTTTTTACAATACTAATTGCCGGATCGGCTCCAGCTTCTCCGCTCCCCGCTGCAACTTTAAAAACTTCAGGATATACTGAAACACCTAAAGCTGTAGCTGTGCCCTCTGCCCCAGTGCTAGAAATTGCATAAGCCATAAAATAAACTAGCTCTCCGCTTTCTAGTGATAGCTTATTACCCACATCATATGAGAACAAAGAGTTATTTATGTCAACATTAGTTACCCCGCTAGCATTTGATTCAACTGCTACTTTATAAGTATCAGGAAAACCTGATTTTGTAGGGCTACCATCTGCTTGAGCTCCTTGAGAAAAAGCGGTTATAAATTGCGCTCTACTTGTTACTTTTTTAGAAAAATAAAATCCATATTCAGTTATAAAACCAGTTCTTGCATTTGTTATACTTTGAAATAAAATTTCGCCAACAGCTTCTGCTGAAGGAGGATCAGAATTTATACTTATTCCTCGCAAATTTTGAACACGAGGTTTTTCACCTTCTCCATTTTGAGTTGGAACAATTTTAAGTTTTGTTATTATATTTTCACTAAGAGAAGGCAAAGTAGTATTGCTAGCAAAAGAATTTGATGAATAATAAGTCTCTCCGTTACTTGCTCTTACGTAAGCAATATAAAAATAATTTAACCCTTGCTCAATAGAATAACTAGCTCCGCCAGTAAAATGTTTAGAGTTTACTGAAAGTCTGCCAGGAGTTTTTGCAGGTAATTCTAAAAATAAATTAGCATCAGAAGCTTTTGTTTCAGCACCTTCAATTAGCTCTTGTAACGTTATTGTGTCAGTATCTAATGAATAACCTTTGCTTATATAAAAACCTACCTCTTCTGCCCATACTCCGCTATCAGCATAATCTGCATTTAAATCAATAGCTGTTTTAAATAAATCAACAGCCCCCACACCGTTAGATCTTTGCGTTGCCGCCACCGTTAAACTTGTTATTGAGTTTGTAATATCTATAGCACTTGATCCTGCTAAAATTTTAAACTCTTGAACTTCGATTCTGCCAAGAACTTGTGTATAAACCTTTTCATTTGACCCTCTTGCTTGTGCATATGGTAAAAAATAAATAATATCTTTTGCTACATCTAAATCGCCTGCTTCTATTTTTTTGCCAAAAGACGTTCCTGTAAAGGTATTTGTTGACTCTGATTTTTTAGCGCCGGTTGATATAGGAGTTCCATTGGAAATTAAATCAGAAGCGTTTGAATAATCTTGCGACCAAATAAACCCAGTATCTGCTATATCATTAAAACCTGAAACTAAACCATTAAGAATAACATTGTCAATTGAATTAGAGGAAGGGTCCGTGTTATTTTCTACTTTTAATGCAAAAGTTTGAACAGAATTAACCGTTTCTGTGTCATTACCACCACTTGTTAAAGCAGGTACAGGGTCGGGGTTATAAGTTGTATATGTAGGTACTTCGTTAGGTTTTAAGTCAGCACTTTCTGTTAAAAACGTACTTAAAGTTTCTGTAGGATGCTCTTTTAATACAGTAATATCTCTTTCTTTAAATTCTCTACCATATATTTTAGTAGTCTTATTATGAGATACTTCTATAGTTTTACCAGACTGTGGATCTACTAAATTGCCTTTAAACTTTTCAATGTTTATTTTTTTGGGCTCATTTTTGTTATCTGTAAAAAATAACATACCATCGATTATGTTTATTCCAGTAATGAGCCTATCCGGACTAAAATTTAATATATTACTTGCCATATTATATTTCTGTATATTCTACGATGACATGACCATCATTTTGTCTAACACCATTTATTATTTCTAAGCTTTCAATAGGCATAACGCCTTCTATATATATTTGTTCACCAGAGTTAATATTATTTCCTTCTGAAAAATTTAAAGATAAATTATATCTATTATTTATTGAATTTATTTTTATATTATTTGGCGCTTCAAAAATAGTTTTGTAACTTGTTTCACTTTGGGGATATAAAATTGTTTGAGCCATTATGTAGTATATGTTATATTAACAGTTGGAGTACTTCCTAACAAAGAAGGAGTTCCTTCAAATATTATACCGGGAACTGTACCAAGCGCGGCGGTAGAGGTATCTTCAACATAATAGTCAAAATCAACCCCCTCTGTTTTGCCCGTTACCGTTACAGATAAATTTGAAGCATTAAAAGAACCAGCAAATGAACCTGCGCCACCAGAAGTTATTACTGCTGTTGTATTATTTAAAGGGATTACACACTTTGCTTTTTCACCAGACAAAACAGGTCCTAATACATAAGTTGCATTAGGAGCAACAGACGTATTATGGTTATATTCATAAGCAGCTGGAATATCAGCATTAGCCACGTGTAATCCTGTTAAATTTAAATTTAGCGTTGATGTAAAATAGGTGCCAGACGGAGTTCCTTTATTTATTCTTATAGTTTGTGCCTGAATGCCAGCTATAGCTGGTACAATTATTTGATAACTTGTATTAGCAGAAAAATTACTTACGTATATAGCAGCAGTTTGAGAATTAGAGTTGCCACCGTGAGCCATTGCAAAAGTTAGACCAGACGGAGACGAAGAAAACCCGGGAAGATTGGTGTGCAAAGATGTTACAATAGTAGCGTTTGCTCTTAAACCATCATTAGACGGTGCCGCTATATTTAAATAACAATCACCGCTAGCTTTAAAAAAACTTCCATATCCTATATTTCTGTCCACAACCTCGTCCGTTGTATTACCGGCCGTAACATCACCTATAGCAGGCACAATAACGTATTCATTACCGCTTATTCTGTTTACAGGAGGAGTTACTTTTGTTGTAAAAGTTTTTATTGTACTAGTACTTGTCCCTACACTGTTTGTGGCAAAAGCAACAAAGCTAATTAGTTTGTTATTAACTAAAGAGCCGGCTATAGTGTTAAAATCACTTTTTACTGGCGACACTGTAGAGGTAAATCTTGTGACACCTGTCCCTCCATTTTGTAATTCTGATAAAGTTAAAGCGGTGCCACTTGTATTATAGCCATAATAAAAACCTATTGCAGTAACATTTACACTATTATTTGTTAGTCCCCCGTTTAATTTAGCGGTAGTTTCAGATATTTTAGTCGCTTCATTAGCAAAAACTTCAGGGGCTGTTATACTCGGTTGAGATGCGGAAACTATATCTGAAACATATCTGCCCGCATTTTCATATTCATTAGGCACTCTAATGCTTACGAAAACGTCTCTATTTATTGCAGAGCCCGTAGTGTTTGGATCAAAATTTTCAGTGTTTACAGTTGGCTGTCCAATAGAAGCTGATGGCATAATAGTACCATCTTGTTTTATAGAAACACTAACATTAGCGTCTTCAAAAGTTAAAGACGCAAGATCTTCTTTAATATTTTGCCTTGAGTCTATTAATACTGTATTTATTACATTATTTAATATATCATACTCAAATATACCGTCTGCTTGATCACCTGTTACAAAATAATAAATTTTTTCTTCTTCAGGATGAGGATAAGAACCAACTACTTTAGCGTTGGGATTTGAAGTGGCAGACAAGCCGTATATATTTTGATTAGCTATTAATTCGTTGCCCTTTAAATTTTCAATAGCTCCAACATTGCCGTCTTCTGAAAAATCTACACTAACATTTAAAGCATCCCTGTATTCTCCAGGTCTTAGTATTCTTTCATCTGCGTCTCTGTCCATTTTAGCGGACTGAAACGTTCTTTTGCTTTCTGCCATTTAATTTTATTTAATGTTTAATCCATTTAGCTTTGCCTCGCAGCACTTGTGCCATTTCTTCAGATTTATAATTTGAAAGTCTTATTTTTGCATTTCTCATTTTAGAGCTAGCTTCTTTTTTATATAAAGGCGCTAGCTGTACTGTTGACGGTCTAAGTTTAGATAAATTATATAACATGTAAGCATATAGAGCATCCTCAGCAAGCTTTGGAACATATACTTTAGATAGGTCTCCATTGTCTGCAATGCCATCAGAAATATAGTCTAAAATGATTAGGTTATCAGGTCTTCCGCCAAAGGTGCTATCAAAAAATATTACACCAGCTTCATTATCTATAAAAAATGTACCAGCTCCAGACATATCCTCTGGATTGCTTCCGTATCTTTTATTAAGATAAGGGAAGTCATCATCGTCGTAATTATAGTTATCTTCTAAAGATCTTGTTCTATTAGCTGGATTATTAGGATCTTGGAATCTAGTAATCGCAGTTGACTTAGCAGCAACCTGTATTTCGCCTTCGCCATCATATAAAAAATCGTGGTCTCCATCCTGTAAAGGTGCGGTTGGATTATCTACTTTTCTAGACGGCAATAAAATATCTTTTTTACCATCTTCGCCCACTTGCGATACTTTAACATAATTTACATAATCTTGTGGCAATGGGAATTGTAGAGTAGATCCTAATTCTATTTCTACACTTTTTTCACTATGCAAAATATCATAACTAAACTCTTGCATACCTCTTTGCGCCCAAAAATCTACTTCATAGCGAGGCACTTTGGCAAGAGCTTTATCTTCGCCAATATATGCAACAATAAAATTATTTATAATATCCTCTAAACTAGTCCTACTATAATAACCTAAACCTTTAAAGTTATCAGGAGTATTACCAGCGTCACCCTCAAAGTTTGCGTAATATTGTTGACTAGTATATATTTTTTTTGATTCTGCCATTATCGTTCAGATTGTATTATTTGTTGTTCTTTTGCCGCTGCTGCTTGAGTTATATCTGCAGCTCTTATAATTACCCCCGCATAAGATAATATTTTAACTACTAGTTCGTGCTCTTCGGATGCGTGTAACTCAAAATTTTGATAATCAGAATCGCTAAGATTAGCAACCACTTGACCCGCCGCTGTACCCCCAACCCATTTTACTTCAGCGGGTTTTCTTATGTAGTTTATATCTATACTAGTTATTCCAGTAGTTGGGTACATAACTACGCCGCCCTCATGTCTAACGTATACAGGGTTATTTACTGTAGGCTTAGTAAGCGGCGATCTATTTAGATATAATATTTTTTGGCTTGACACTTCACTTGCGTGTATAGCATTTGCAGATACAGTGCCTAGCCTAAAAAAGTTAGAAGGATAAGCATAGTAGCTTGAGGTTGTATTACCCGCGGCATTAGAAAATGTTCCAGCGCTTATTGTTTCTTCGTTTTCAAACAAAGCTATTTTTTCTTCTACGTTTTTTCTAATATCCGAATAGTCAGAATTATTAGAAACAACATAGTTTCTTAAAGAAAAATAACCTTCAAAAATTTCATTTTGAGCCTGGTTAGCAAGCGAATTAATTTCAGCTGGCGTAATATAACCTCTATTTTCTTTATTAAGTATGTTTAATACTGTTTTATAAACGTTGTCTATGCTTACCATTATTGTTTTTATTTATTAGATGGTTATAGCTAAACGAATAACTATAACCTGGTATTCTATGAAAGTTTCTTTTCAATAGCTTTCATAACGTCTACGCCTTCATCTGTTTTTAAGAATCGTGCAAACGCCGCATATGGATGTTCATCAAATGGTACAGTCATAATTTTTTTACCATTTGTGCTCCACTTAAATACTGTATTATCATCTGTTAGTTTAACAATACCAGCTTCTACACATCTATTAGCTAAGTTACGAAGCTTAATATCTTCGTCCTTTGCTACTTCAATAAATAGTTCCGGTTCGCTTTTAGCAAACAAATAACAATCTCTTTTTATTTCTTTAGAAGACATTGTTGTTACATCAGAACCAATTTCAGTCCTAAGTATAGCTTCAAGATGCTCAACATCAAGCTCTTGCACTAGTTTCAATGCTTCTAATTCTAATTCTATAATACTTATATCATCAACAGCTTCTTTTACGTTGTCAATTTCTTCCCATAAGTTTAGTCTATCAGGATGATATAATGATAATAATTGTTGTAGTAAAGGTTGTGTTCTAGGAACCATAAGCACTCCATCTAGAAATACTACATGGTTAAGTTGCGCAAAACCATCTTGTTCATCAATAAATAATGACTTTTGATTATCAGCATATCTTATTTCTCTGTTAATTCCTTTTTCTTCATCAAAGTGCAATAAACCTGTACTTTTAATTTTGTATGTTAACGGAGACATACCATTTTTAAGAACGTATGTTCTGTCTTTTATTTCCCAATTTTTCATAATATAATTTAATAAGATAATAGCTAAAGGGTGGCCGTAACCACCCTCTGCTATATTAATTTACTACTTCAATAAGAAGAAGTTGTTGGCCCCTTGAGTAATTAAACATCTTTCAGATAAGAAGTTAACTCTCATTTCGTCTTTGTCAGACGTATAAGCACCCCCTACTGATCCAGTAATCCAAGTTTTCATTTTTCTGTCATCAGTTTCAGAAGAACGATAACGCACGTGTAAAAATGGCCTTTTGATATTTTTACCTAAATCTTGATCGTATACAGTAGATGTACCTGCAGGAATAATAGTTCCTTCAACATCACCGAATCCGCCTCTTGTAGCAAAATCATTTAGATATTTCCAGTCAGTCTTATAAAAATCATAAGCACCTCTTCTAAATCCAGAAAATCCTAGGTTTAGGGCCATATCTTCAGAATTATTAAATACTCCGTAAGAAGTACCACCTGCTCCGTAAGAATTTTTAGAAGCTAATACATCATCAATAGCTAGAGACAAAGCTCTATTGCTATAAATCATATTTTCTTCAATAGCTCCATTCTTATCTAGTTGCTTAAGAATGTTATCAAAACCAACCATAGTTGGAGTTCCCCCGCCTAATAGATCTGTAGATAGTCCGTCATATACATTACCTCTTGCTTCTAATGCAGCGAAGAAACCTTCAGATCCAGTGTAGCTTGCAGCAGCAGTACCAGCAGAACCAGTTTTCTTTACTGACTCTACCATAGACATCTCTAGGTAATCTTCAAATCTTAGTCTAGTTTCGTGCTCAGACTTTAGGTACCATAGGTAACCAGAAGCGCCATTTTCAGAAGTAACTTCAATCCAACCAATCTGAGCAGTGTCAGAACCATTGATAGCATAGTTATCTTTTAGGATAATAGGCTTATTAGTATAAGAGCTATAGTCAGAATCTAAAGATCCAACCATTCCAAAATCTCCTTTAATAAACTCAGATCCGTATACTAGTACGTTTGCTTTTGCATAAGAAGCAGCACCTGTAACACCTGTCCAGTCAGCAGCTGTATAAGCAACAGCAGTAAAAGTTCCGGTATCACCAGCGCCAGCAGCTCCAGCAACGGTAACAACACCTTTAACTACAGGTCCTGTAGAAGCGCCTCCAGAAGTTAGTCCTTGTACCATAATGGTTTGCCCAGCTCTAACAACAGGAGCGTCTCCTGCAGCATAAGCAGTCCCGTCAGGCTTAGCGGCAAAAGTGACTGTAAATATAGATTCTCCAGTACCGCTAGCAGTGCCAATAGCTACGTTGTCGTAACGCGTGTGTAGTCTTCCTTGCTCAATCCATCTGATTTCATCAGATGTAGAAGGCATTTCAGCTGATACCATACGTAGGAAAGAAGAGATAGAACGGTTTCCGTAGATCTCAGCTTCTTTTTCGTATACATCAGGTAAAAATTGTTTTGTAAAATCGAAATCGGTAATATAATTACCTTGAAATAATGATCCCTTGCTAGATGAAGGGGTTAAGTTTTCAATGCCAGTTGTAATAGCCATTGTAATAAATTTTTAAGTTATTGTTTTAGTTTCATTCTCAGTTTAGAACTAGAATCACCAGAAACAACTTTAAACTTTTGGCCTGAAGCTGTTTTAATAACACCTTCTTGCCTTGGGTCCATATTTATATTTTTAGCTTCCTTTGCGGATTGGCGGAGAGCATCGGCACGGCCTTGCTCGTAAAAATGTTCAGCTAGCTTATCTGCATTTCTTGCAGTAAACAATGCTTTATGATAACCCTTGGCGTCTTTAATTTGACCATCGTCACCTAAAAATGGTTTTACAAAATTATTAATATCAGATTGTTGTGTTTTTGTATCATTAACATTATTGACTTTATAACGGTATTTATTGTTTCCAACTTGGAAATCAAAACCTTTAAAATCTTGACTAAACACATTATCTGTTTTTTGTAAAAAACTTTCAGTAAGTTGTTTGCTTGATTCAGCGTTCTGTTGATATGTATTGTAATACTCTAAAGCCTCTTGGTACTCCTGAGGAATATCTGTTTGCTTCTTCAACTTGAGGTCAGCATAATATTTCTCTTTGTTTCCTTCCAAAAACTTTTTAGCATTAAATAGCTCTTCTTTAAATGCTCTTTTCTTAGAGCGTATTTCTCTTGGGTCATCATCTTCTTCATATGAAAAATTATCTTCCATATATTCAGATACTTCTTGTGAATCCCAAGGTTTAGATTGTTTATAATATTCTCGCAATAGATCACCATCGTTGTATTTTGATAGGTCTCTATTTAATAAAACAAAGTCTTCAACACTACCACCTGTTTCTTCCATAAACTTAACAAGCTTGTCTACATTTTCCGGAAGTACAACTTCGGGCTCTGCAGGTTTAGGTTGTTCGTTTACTTGAGCAGCTCTTTCATCTACTTTAGGCTGGTTAGTTTCTACCGCTTCTTCTTCGTCTTTGATGAGCTCGAGCGGCGAGTCTTGCTCTTCTGTTTCTTTGGCTTCGGTTTGTTCTTGTACTTCTTGCTCCACTTTTTTGCTATCTCCGGGTGCATCTTCCACAGGAACCTCCTCTGCTTCTCGCTCTTGAACGGCATCTTTTTCTTTGTTTAATTCGTCTAAGTTAATTTTTGGTACTTCATCAACCTCTTTGCCTGCGGCTTCAGGTTCAATCTTACCTTCTTCAACTGCTTTATCTAAAACAGCTTGTTCTTGTTCTTGTGCTGACTTTTGTTCAACGTCTTCAGCAGCACCTTTAATTTTCCATTCTGCCATAATTTAATAATATATAATAGTTAATAATTTTTATTTAGGTTCAAATCTGCTAAGGTCTATACCCCCTAAAACATCATTTCCACTAGATTCAAAAGCTTTTTTAGGCTCTGGGTTTGATACTGGCTTTTGTAATTCTATTTGTTTTTTTGCATCAAGCTCCATTCCTTTAAGCTTCATATTTAAATCAAACTCATACTGCATCAATTCACGTTTTGTTTGTGCTTCTGATTCTAATTTTTGAATATCAAGTTGAGATTGCAACTGAGCTAATTTACCCTTAGCCTCAACCTTCATATTTTCAGCTTGAGCTTTAGCCATTTCAGCAGCTTGAGCAGCTTGAGCATTGGCTTGCGATTGTGCTGCAATATTTCTTTCTGCTTTTAATTGGTCTGTAGCTTCCTTCTTAGCTCTTCTATATTTTAATAGTTGATTAGCTAGTTTTATATTTTTTACTTGTCTTATATCAATTATATCTTCAAGATGTATTTGATCTCTTGACAGTGCTACTTGTATGTTATTTTCTACAAGTTGTTTTTCATCTTCATCTGGATCTAGCTCTAAGAAAATGCCAAAGTCATGCATATGTAAATTATCCATTTCTTTTAAAGCACCTACACTAAATCTTCCAATACCCCCAATCATCGCATCCCTTTGCGGATGATATGCTAGCACGTCTTTTATTCTTACAGATATAGCTTCTGCCAAAGTGGTTGTAATGTATAAAGAGCTATGTAATATATGCCTAGTTGCTGTATTAGAATTTGCAGCAGCTAATTTTTGTACGCCTACTAAAGCATATGGGTCTGGATCAGATCCGTCTCTTGCTTCATTTAATCCAGTAACATCGCGAAGCATTTGCAGATAATAATTATATGCCTGTATTAATGCTTGACTTTGTTGTCCGCCACCACCGGGTAATTCCTGTATTGGCACTTTGCCAGGGTTCATATCACCATCAACAGTCATAGACCTTCCTATAACTGATCCTGTTTGAAAATATAAGTTTAAAGCTTCTTGTGGGTTATAGTTTGTCCCGTTACCTAAATCAATTTCAGCTAATCCATCAGCATCTAAATAAACACCAGATGGTGTCATCCTTTGAATTACTTGCTGTAGCTTTAAATGTGTAAGCTGAATTAAATCAGCATAAGTAACCATTCTACTAACTAAGCTTTCAATTTTACCTTTATACATTCTAGGAGCACTAACAACATAATTCATCATTACTTTGTTAATGTTAGAATCGGGCCTAACCATATTAGTAGCTTTTTGCCACTTTAAAAGTTTGTTAGAACCTAATACTAATACACCTTCGTATATAGTTTCCATAGCCTGAGCTACTTTTTCAAATCTAGTTCTTTGATCTTTAGGAGGGTTAAACTTATCATCTTTCTTTATAGCTTTTTTAGCCCCTGTAGATGTTTCTTTTATTTTATATACACTTTGCTCCCAAGTTTTCCAATTAAAATATAATACAGTCAATGTGTTTGTATCAAACGTATCGTTTGAATCATTATCTATATAATCATAGTTATTATAATTAGAAGATTTTTTTATAATGTCTTCAAATTCTTCGTTTGTTAATTCTGGAAATTGTTTTTTAAGCTCATTAGATTTAATTTGCTTAACTTCACCAAAATAATATACATCATCAAAATTAGGATCCTCGGTATATGAATATACTAAATTTGATGGATCAACATATTCTAGCTTTATACCATCTGTATTATTAAATGTATGCTTAGCAGCTGCAATACCTAAAACAGTTTGATCGTAATCACATCTCTTTTTTATTTCGTGATAAGCGTTTCTTTTAAAAGTATTGTCAATAGCTTGCTCATGAGCTAATTCAATAGATTGTTTATAACCTATTTGCATATGAAGCTCTAACTCTTCTTTGTTAGACGGCAGGTCTTCTTGCTTTACATTTCTTACATCAACACCTAAAGTTTCATCTATTTGCGTAATCAATTCTTGAGTATTCATATCCTCAAGCATCATTTCTACAAAATTAGTTCTTTCTTTAACAGATGTTGGATCTTGTGCAAAAGCTTTAACTGTAAACAATCTATCTTGCATACCGTTAACAACTATATCTACAAACTTAGGTATAATTGGCACTGGTTTCCAATCTAAATTAAGATAAGATAAATCTCCATTTACAGAAAATTCATCTTTATATTTCTGAACAGATTGCTCACCTCTAGCATATAATCTTAACTTGTGAAAGTCTCGTTGATTTTGTACGAACCTTCCCGTGCCAGATGATTTTCTAAACCATTCGTTTTGTATACCACGCGCCACTTCCATTCCGTAGTCTTTGCTATTTTTTGTAGCATCGTCAACCGATTGGCTGGGAAATTGGGTAACTTGTCCTGTAGCTTCTGCCATTTTTTATTGTATTATTTTACTTTTTGAACCTTGGTTGTTGTATTTTGAAAACCCAAAGTCTATTTTCTTAACCTGTCTTGCAGTTTTAGACGCGTATAAATGCCTTTGGCATGCCATTATAGCAAGACCAGAACTTATAGATGCATCAAACTTTGTTCTTTTATTAATATCAAATTTAGCCCAGTCTTCTAATGTTCTTTGGAAGTACATTCTACCGCAATCTCCATTTTCTTTTAACCCAACATGGGTTTCAATATAACTTTCAATTGCAGCCGCATGGGCTTGTCTTATATCTTCTGAGGTATTAGGTATACCACCTAATTCTCTTTCTGTTACAGATAATTTATTTCTAGGTCTATCGGGTCTATTCATTGAATATCCTCTATAACCTCTTCTCTTAATATGATATAATAATCTAGGTTTATTATTTTCAGCAAGTATTGGCATACCGTAAAATATCATTGCCATAAGTACATCTTCAAAAAATATTTCAGCTGTTTGTGGTCTAGCAACATATTCTAAAAAGAATTGACTAGACGGTACATCTGAAAGCATACTAAATGCAGTAAGACCGTGAAGCGCACCATTAGATCCACTACCATCAGTTGTTCCGCTAATATCATAGCTATCACAACCAAAGGCACCTAAATCTTTATTGCCTGGGTATTTAATACCGTTTTTTACTATTATATTGTTTTGCATTTCAAAGGGTGGAATCCAGGATAATTTAAATCTACCTGTTTTGTTTGGATGAAATTCTACTGTAGAATCTTTAACTCCATTTTTCCAGCTAAATGAACCGCGGGTTACGTAACCTTGCATTGTCATTTCTTCATTGAAATCTACTTGTTCGTATATTTTATTTAAATTGAATAAAGACTTTTCTATTTCATCTCTGAAAGCATGCTTTTCGCTTCTTGGAAACTGTCTATAAAATTCATTTAAAGCATCATTATTCCCTTTGAGTCCATCTGCTTCATTCTCCCAATGATCGATAACTCCATGCCTGATAAGCTCCCCGTCGATTCCTTCAACAGGTTTTTCTGGACTATCGAATACAGGAAATCCATATTTATTGATGAATCCTTCATAGTTCCACTCCATAGGTATGAACAAAGAGTATAGTCCACTAGCAGTCTGCCCATTGCGGTTTCGGTTTTCAACTTTTGAATCATTATATAATTTTTTAAAGTTATTACCACCTTTGTCTAGAGCATTTGATGTAGAACCCATCATACACTTGCCGACAACTTTTGCTCCTAGCCTTAAACAGGTTTTAGTAACACGCCAGTTATTTAATATATTATCGGGCTTTTCCCATTTACCAGATTCATCATGAACTAGTAATTTTAGTTTTTCACCATCGTAAGAGTTGTCTCCTGTGTTCTTCCAGTCAATCGTAGTGTCCAATCCTTCCCCAACCTGTACTTCGTTTTGATCAGTTGCTTTGAGTGAATTTCTTGTAAGTCTTTTAGACGGTATTTTGTAGGAAAGTTCTGTTTTAGGTCTTTCCATCCCATCTTGTATTGGTTTAAAGAAGAACGGGTAGTTAATCGATATAGGTACAATCTTGTCGGTAAACATTTTTTTTGCGTCACTACCGCTTTTGGATAATACTCCAAATCTTGCATCTTTTGATGTTGTAGCTTGATTAACTGTTTCTGCGCTTGCCATAAAGGAGAAGCCACTCCGTCTATTTTTGAGGTAGCACATTCCATAACATCTGTAATCTGCCTTGCAAGCCTCCCAAAAATAAAAGAATATTTTATTTGATTGTCTGAACTCAGGTGCACCGACATCAATTTTTGTCCAGTTAAGGTACATGTAATGCGTTCCTGTAATGTAGGTTGCTGTGCCGTTACACATAAACCAGTAGCCATCACTGCGACGATCAAACTCTGAATTAATATACTCGTAATACTTTTCTTTAATTTCATCTGGATATAATTGAAAATCATGTATTGATTTAATTTTTGATAGTGTAGTGGGTTTTAAGGTTTGCTTAAAAACTTGATCTTCAGGTTTTTCGCTATTTGAATATACTTCTTTTGGTATTGCAGGTAGTGCAACACGCAATCCTTGTATTTCAAAAATTTCACCTATAGTTCCATCTTTACTTATTACTACACAATCAAGATCGTCATTATAACCGTACTTGTAATTTTTTAGCTTGTTGTTTCTTTTTACATTTTTAGTAGACAAATGCGCAGAGTGTATAGCATATAGATTTTGTTTATACATTACTTAACTCTGTTTTCTACACCATAAAAACTATCCTTAGCGGTTTTAGGTGATTCGTTCATCATTTCATTTATTTCTTCTACTCTTTGTAAAAGTGCAATGGCATCTTCCATTGCAAGCCTATAAGCTGAGGCTGATATTTTTACTTTTTCAGGATCTAGTTCATCTGGATCCATTCTCTTATTCATTACTTTTATTAATTCATCAATTGAATTTTCTGCAGCATTAAGAATAAGTTTGCGTTTCTTTTTTATGTCCATAGTTGATAGTTATTTCCGTTGATAAAATTCTATATAATTTTTTATCATCTATGTTAAATTCATATTCAGATTCTGGTGTAAACCCCACAATATCTCCACAGGACAATCCTAACGAGCTTAAATAGTCATTAGTATATGTAAGCACTCCTAGAAGTTTTTGTTCGCTCTCGGTGCTCCATATGTCTTCGTTTTCTAAAGGTTTTACAAAACAGTACATATTTGGACAATGCCACTCACCATTTTGTTTGTAAGCAAACAACTGGTCAGGTGATACTGAGTATCTGTTTTCGTCTATATAATTACCTGAATTTCTTTCTTTACCTCTAACATCGTACCACCTTCTAAATACATTATGATGTATTATAACTTGGTCACCTGCTTTTATAGGGGTTTTAATATTTATAGGCGTACTTATTACTGTACCTATTCGATTTACAAATTCGTAATCTCTTTCTGTAATTTCAGTATTTAATATAAGCTCTTTGCCTTCGACAGATGTTTTATTATTGTATCTGTCATTTGTTGATATAATATAATTGTATAATGACTTCATTTAATAATCTAGATTG